CTCAATCCGACCTTGACAGACAGTTTAGAGATAAGTGAGCATTTTCCTGCATCAACACCGACAGCCCTGATCTTCAAATACCTGTAAAGAACACCGGTAGTAACATCTCTCAGCCCTAATGTTGAGACCAATGCTGATGCCGGCGTTGCCTGTTGATACGTTGGAAGAAATGATGTCGTTGGATCGAAGATTATCGAATCTACTGCGACAAAATAAGTCCCGTCAATAGAACCATCCAACCATACCTGAACCTGATTACCAACCGTCCTCATGGTATGACCGGCAGGATTATAAAGAACTGTATCATATTCAACAAAAAACTGATAGTAATATAATTGAGGTTTCTTGATTGAAAAGATCCAGTAGTTGACTGCTGTACCACCAATGGTATCAACAAGGTTTGGAACTGCCCATTTTGCCCCTCTGGTCAGACTGAACGCATTGTAATAAGTTGTTCCCGTCGGGAGTGTATATGTAGTTCCCGAAGTCTGGGCCTGCAATCCAATTATGAATAGAAGCCCTGCGAATAACATAAATAACTTTTTCATTATATTTTTCCTCCTTTCTTTAAAAATTAGTCACCCTCAGGAACTTTAATTGCTACTGAGGCAAAACTGTAAGCATAATAATCATCCTGGGTAACAGAAAGAGCATCGGTTGAAAGGACTCCTCTCATTCCCTTGGCGTCAAAATAGACATTGATAACTATCTGTACCTGGTTTGTTTTTGCAAGGGTGTAAGGATCGACTGTGATATCATATCCGCCCCACTGGCAAATAGCCAGATCTCTCCAGTTACCAAAGACAAGCAGATCACCCGTGTCATCATCCCCGGCAATTCCGCTGCAGGAATTTGTTACCAGTACCGGATAGCCGTTCATCTGATTGCCTTCCAAAAGCATCTTTTCTCCATAAGTTGGCGTTACCGGGACAGCTTTCAGGATTCCCCTTCCAGCAGCATTGGTTATATATGCCAGGTTACCGACAAGAGCGTTGGAAGTATCAACGGCGGTTTCCAGACCAACTATTGTGGAAAAGGTCGGACCAATTGAGTTGGCCTTTGTGTCAGCTCCTGTAGTTATCTTATAACCCATTCCCTGAGGCTGTGTTGCTGATCCGATCGCAACACCAAGAATTGTTGATTCGAGTTTACGGGAAGTTGCATCCGCAATATTGGAAAGCAAAAGTCTTTCTCCTCCAACTGCATCCTGAGCAAGGAAGGTCTTACTTACGTTCATATAAGCAGTAAGACGTTTAGCTGCCCATTCCACTTCGTCGAAAGGCCCACCGCCGTCTTCAGCCGGATCGACTTCACCTTTCCAGAGTATTGTTGTCCCGGCATAGGAAGGAAGTGAAACATTCCCTACGCAATTAGGAAAGAGCGTCACACCGGCCCTGCCAAAAACAAGACTTGCCACCAGTGGCGGAATAATGGTCAATTTGTCTTCACCTACAATTTCCTGACCCTGGAATGCGGTGCCGGCAAGTATGTCGGTCCTTCTTTCAGGATATAAAGGATAACGTAAGTGAGGCATTATCAGATCCCTCATTTCCATGTTTAAAGCGGCAGGAATAACAATATCGCCCTTGAAAATCAGGCCGGATTTACGAAATTCCTCCTTACCAAGAGTAAAGACATTCCTTGCCTGATCATGGAAATTACGATGTTCAACGGCCTCGTTTATAGCCCTGAAAAGACTGAATCTCTCCCTGTTTTCTCCAACAGTCATTTTTGTTGGGGTAATGATCTTACCAGAATCCTGTTTGTAGGATTCAGCCTGGAATTTCAGTTCCAGTTCTGCCAGCTTTCTCAGGTTCTCCTGGAGCGTCTGGGTTTCTTTTTCGCTCATGCTTCTGCTTTCTGCATCGACAGTTTTGAAAATAGTGTCGTTTGCGTCAAGAAGCTGAGTTTTAGCATCTTTTATTTCTAAAGCATTCATCTGTTTGTAATTTTAAATTTATAATTGAGCTGCCTCAATAGTCTTTCCTCATCAGATAAGATCCTTTTAGTCACTGGTAAATTATCAAATTCGGTTTTTGCCGGATCTGGTTTAACTGTTTCTTCAGGTATTCCTTCCTTTTTGAAAGAATCAAGACTCCTTATAGCCACTGTAGTATCCTGGTATGCCTCCCTGTAACAGGGTGACATATCAAATATTTCATCAAATTTTGTTATCGTTCTCAGATAGGAGCCGTCTTCACGTTTAACCCAGCGCTGGCCGCCACTTACTGAAAAGGCAAAACTGGAGTTTCTGATATCCTTCCTCTGGATCCCTTCCAGAAGCTCATTCCCCAGGTTAAAAGCCGGTGCCTCAAATTTGTATTTTACACCTTTTTGATCTTTTATCAGCTTCATGCTTCCTGATCCTTCCGTTGACCTGGCCAGGACTCCTCTTGAAATATCATGGTTCATCAGGGCAAAAACATCAGAATTTTCCAGAACGCCGTCAACAGCCCCGGGTTCAATAATCTCCTTAAAGCCTCCCAGATCCCTGGATTCACTGTTAAAAACTATCCCGTAACCTTCAATAACCCTGGAATTTGCATCTGCCCTAACCTCTGCAAGTTTATAGGGAATGTTCCTGGTTTCACGTTCACCGCTATTGGGTTTGTCCATTTTGAGTATTATTTATTTTTTCCTGTTTCTGTCCAATTTTGTCAATGGGCATCATATTCACCTGTACCATAGGCTTGTCTGCATTCGGATCAGATGATAATGGATTCCTGCATTCTTTCCGGGCTTCATTTACCGTAAAGCCTCCGGACTGGAACATCTTTGAGACATAGTTAGCTTTTGCGTCAAGATTTGCCTTAAGGAGCTCATTGATATTAAGATTCAACTGGGTCCTGCTCCTGAGGGAGGGCCTGAACAACTTCCTGTTAAACTCATTTTCAAATTTTGCATCCAGAGGAGTCATAGTATCTGTTATGAATCCTAACTGGTAGGCTTCCACATTTGAATAGGTAAGGTTAGCCTGGTCAAAAACCTTTGGAGGCGGACAGCCAAAGAAGCGGCAAATTTCCAAAACACTGAATTGCCTGGATTCCAACATCTGAGCATCTTTCGGATTCACTGTCACCGGATTGAATGTCAAACCTGATTCCATTACAGCAATACCTCCAGGAGTGCCGGTAGTACTTGAAAAAGCCTCAGACCATGCTTTTTTTATTGCATCTGCTTTATCCTTGGTTACCTTACCAACGGTTTGAAGTATCCCGCTCATGTTTGCCCCGGAAGAGAAAAAACCCTTTGCTGAAGCTTCCGCAACAGTTGCAAGGGTCATAGTATTGGTTGCATGGGTCAGGGTGCTTACACCCAGGTAGCCGTTATATGAAAAATTCAGAACATGAATCATGTCCCAGCCTTCAATGTATTCAATCTGAACAGGTTCATAATTAGGATGCTCAACTTTGTAGAAAACTTGTCCGTTTTCTCTCTTATACATAGTGACAAGCCCCCCTACCAGGTCCAGCCTGACAGGATCGCCCCGGTTGTCTCTTCTTATAATGGCATATCCATTGCCTTCCAGCAAAGTCTTGGCTGTGAGAGTTTTCATAAAGGTATATCTGCTGATATAAGGTGCCGGCTCACTGTTAAGAAGATAGTAAGAAGCATGGAAGGGATTTGGAACCCAGCCCTGCTTGCTGTCAAATTCAAGAATCTCCCAGGGTTGTGAGGCCATTGAATCTGAGATAACCTCCACACATCGGTAAACAGCCGAGAGCTGCATTGAAGTCTGAAGGCTCAGGGGGCTGGCCAGGGTTGAACTATAAGGAAGTCCAACAGAATCAACAGGGGCTTCCGTTATGGCCCTTTTTTCTTTTTTCCGGAATGGTAACCACAACTTCATTTGCCTTTGGATTTTGAATTAAAAAATGGCCTTAACCTCTTTATGAAATGAGCCTCAAGATTTGAAAACTCAGTCTTCTGACAGGGACGGATCAGCTCAACAGTAAACTCGTCGCCGGGATTCTCTTTAAAATGAGCCTGCAGCTTTTTATTAGGATGTTTGCCTGATAACAGACTTTCCAGGTGCCTGTTCCAGGAGAGATCCTTATCAATAGCAGGGAAAATAAAGGCTTTCTGAGGTTCCATTTTGCTTTTTGCAATGTAAATTCCCGATTGTTCCATGGCATGATTTTTAATAAATTCCTGTTCCGGCAAAAGTTGATTCCTTCATATATGCTGCCAGTGCCTGAAGCATGGCAATAACGCCGTCAATCTTCTTTTTCTCATTGAGTTTTGACGGTTTACAGTTACCTGTAAAATCAAATTTGAGCTCAACACATCTGAGGCAATACCTTGTAATTGGGTTATCGTCCAGAATAACCTGTCCTTTAAGCATCAGGCGTTCAAATTCCTTTGTCGGACTGTTAAAATTTCCTATGTTCTGTGAAAAAGGCTCAAGAGGCAAACCCTCCTCTGTACTCTTCACGGCCCATCCAAGACTATTCCACTTGTCATAATAAATCTTTATGATATTAGTATTCTGGCTGACCTCAAGAATATCCTTTAGGATATAGTCATAGTCAACCACGTTGCCCGAAGTGCTTTTAAGATAGTGATGGTTATGCCAGGCAATATAAAGCTCCTTGTCTGGCCTTTCTTTCAGGGAATCACGGGGCAAATAGTAATCTACGAAAAAGTAGTATTTCTCATTCCTGAAAAATAAGTAACTAACGGCTGTCAGGTCCCTGTTTGAACTAAGGTCTACACCAATATAACAGTCTTCCCCTTTGAAGTCTTCTTTTTTAAGTTTATGGGTAGCTTTTAAGATATAGTCATCCTGGATCCAGACTGCAGCCGTGTCACACCACATATTAAGATTCTTGGTTTTGACCCCAACCTCATCCGCTGGATTGTTTATAGCCTGCAGAACCTGTTTCCTGAGAAAATCTGTACTTATTGTGATATCCAGGTTCGGGTTTGATTTTAACCAGTTCCGTTCATTTTTCCAATCGTCCCCCTCATCCATTGAATAAATGACACTAAAAAAACTGTCATCCTGCTTAATATTAGCTGCAATTTCCGAAGCAACAGTCCTAAGTTCATAGCATGGCAGGGACTTATCAAATCCGGAAGTTGTAATCGTTATAAGAAGCGGATTGACCCTCATGCCCTGGGAGCTCCTGATAACGTCCCTGACCTGGCTGTTAGGGGCTGAATGGTATTCATCAACTATCCCTACCGAACAGTTATAACCGTCCAACTTATCAGCATCAGCAGCCAGGGTTTTTATGAATCCTTCACCATCTTTTAAAACTATATCTGAGCGGTAAGGAGTATAAATCTTTTTATCAGGATCATAACTCTGCACAAATCCCCGGACCATTTTGAAATCAATATGTGCCTGGTCCTTGGAGTTTGCTGCCAAAAGAACTTCTGCATTTGCTTCTCCCTCTTCCTTTAAGGAGAAAAATGATAATTCGGCTGCCAGGGCTGTTTTCCCATTTTTGCGTGCCATTTCCAGGTATGCTGTCTGGAATCTCCGGGACCCGTCTTTATTGTAAAAACCGTAAAGATTTGCTACAATAAACGCCTGCCAGGGCTCCAACTTAAAAGGCTTCCCTGCGTGCCTCCCTGTAAAATGCTTGCTTTTGCGAATGAACTTTATAACTTTTTCTACCTGGTCCTCCCTCCATACCCAACCGTTTTTCCTGTCCTCCAGGTAACGTTTTACTGCATTGCGAAGGTTCAGCCCGGAAGGTATTGAACCGTCCAGGACATCAGAACAGTATTTGTCAGCAGCATTCACCTTATTTCTCTTTTCCTGTTAATAATAGCATCTATCGGAGATGTATCAATTTCAAAAACTATAGGTATTCCCGTTATGAGAAATATTCTGTTCCTGGCATCCTGAATTTTATGGCATGGCACGCAAACAGAAAGCAGGTTGTCATAATCAAAGGCAAGCGCCTCAATCTCCTCTTTTGTTTTGCCGGTCTGAAATGGTATTTTGTGATGAATCTCCTCAGTCTGGGTGACAATACCTTTTGCCTCACAGCATTCACAGAGCGGATTCTCTTCGAACTTTATCTGTCTCAGCAGCCTCCAGCGCTTATCCTGGTAAATTTCCTGATACAGTCCCTTATTAACTGTCCGGTCCCGTGGTTTTTTCCGTCCCAAATTTAAAAATGGCATAACCTTACTTTTAATTCAGATATTTCCTTATTTCAAAA